AACTAATACCGATAAGGACACCATGACACTAGCAACCCGTGGCGTGGCAACAGTATTATTTATTTCTGGAACCGTTTGTGTAGTTACAGGAAACGTATCGTAAATGACTGGAATCTTTCAGATTCTTCTTGCTGGCGGCTCTCCAACCATAACCGCTGACTACCTCGTTGTCGCTGGTGGTGCTGGCGGTGGTCGTAGTTATGGTGGTGGAGGCGGTGCAGGAGGCTATCGTGAATTTACAAACCAATCTTTAACGGTAGGAACCGCTTACACGGTAACTGTTGGTGGAGGAGGCTCTGGCTCGACAAACTCCTCAGATAAAGGAACAAATGGCTCTAATTCTGTATTTTCTGCAATTACTTCTGCCGGAGGCGGTGGTGGAGGATCAATAAGTAATAACAACGGAGCAGACGGTGGTTCAGGCGGCGGCGTTGGTGATAGTAGAACAACCAACGTTGCTGGCTCTGGTAACACACCATCAACTTCACCAAGTCAAGGAAATAACGGCGGAACTGGAGCTACCGCTAATGGTGGAGGAGGTAACGGAGGTGGTGGAGGTGGTTCTGGTGCAGTAGGACAAAATGCAACATCAACATCTGCTGGAAACGGCGGCGCAGGAACTGCATCGTCAATCACGGGTTCTAGCGTAACTAGGGCTGGCGGTGGTGGAGGTGGTCCTAGCCAACTTGGATCAAATACTGCTGGAACGGCATCAGGTGGAGGCGGAAATGGTCAAAAAGACGCAACTGGTTCTGCGGGAACAGCTAATACTGGCGGTGGGGGCGGTGGAGGTGGAGCCGGAAATACACAATACAACGGTGGCAACGGCGGCTCCGGTATCGTCATCATCAAAATTCCGTCTACACACTACGCCTCATTTTCAAGCGGTGTAACTTTCACAACCATCACATCTGTTGCTGGTTTCAATATCTATTCCGTCACGGCTACTTCTACAACAAGTGAGACTGTGACTTTCTTTGCTGGCGCACCTTTAACCGAAGTGCTGATTGTGGCTGGTGGTGGGGGTGGTGGTCGAGATACAAATAGCGGAGTTGGTGCAGGGGGTGGCGGTGCAGGTGGTTATCGCTCTAGCACAACACAATCCATTACTTTTGGACAAGCATATACGGTTACTGTTGGTGGTGGTGGTGCGGCACAAACTTCAACAAGAACACAAGGAAACTCTGGGTCTAATTCAGTGTTTTCAACCTTTACTTCTGCTGGCGGTGGCGGGGGTGGTTGTTACCAAAACCTTCCCGGCAAAGATGGTGGTAGTGGCGGTGGAGGCGCTAGAGATACAGGCGTTGGTGGATTAGGAAACACACCATTTACATCTCCAAGCCAAGGCAATAACGGCGGCTCAAATCCATCTCCTACTGTTGATGGCGCTTCCGGCGGGGGCGGTGCTGGGGCCGTAGGTACAAACGCAAGTGGTAACGCTGGTGGCGCTGGTGGTGCAGGAACCGCATCCTCAATTACAGGATCAAGCGTTACAAGGGCTGGAGGGGGTTCGGGCGGATCTTTCAATACAACCTCAACCACAGGTGGAAGTGGCGGTGGTGGTGCTGGTGGGGGAAGTGGGAACAGTTATGTTGGACAAAGTGGAACTGTTAACACAGGCGGTGGTGGTGGAGGTGGTGGAGCCGCTTCTGGTGTATCAGGAAATGGCGGCGCAGGCGGCTCTGGTATTGTCATTATTAAAGTACCTGACAATGTGGGTGCAGTATTCTCTAGCGGCGTTACATCGAGCCTGTCTACTTCTGGTGGGTTCAACATCTACTCAGTAACTGCGACATCTACGACATCTGAAACCGTTACATTCCAACCTGACTTTACTCTTGATGCACTTATTGTTGCCGGAGGTGGTGGTGGCGGTGGTCGTGGAGGTGGTAACGGCGGCGGTGGCGGAGCGGGAGGATACAGAACCATTGCGTCAACTTCATACAGAATAGGAACCTACACAGTTACAGTAGGTGCTGGCGGTGGTGGTGGGGCAAGCAGTTCAAAGGGAACAACAGGCTCAAATTCTGTGTTCAATACAACAACTTCTGCCGGTGGTGGTGGTGGTGGTGGTGGTCAGGACGCTGGAAATGGTCTGTCTGGTGGCTCTGGCGGTGGCGCATCTTATACAAGTTCCGCTGGTTCTGGTAACACTCCGTCAACGAATCCATCCCAAGGTAACAACGGAGGAACAAATACAGGTGGTAACGATGGCGGGGGCGGGGGTGGTGGCGCATCTGCGGTTGGTACATCTGTTTCCAGTACTGCTGGTGGTGCTGGAGGTAACGGAAGCACTTGGTCTGTAAATAGCCAAACCTATGCTGGTGGTGGTGGTGGCGGTAGCAATAGTGCGGCAGGCCCATCAGGAGGTTCCGGTGGTGGTGGCGCAGGTGGTGGCACAGGCGCACCAGTTGCTGGAACTGCTAATACCGGAGGTGGTGGAGGTGGTTCTGGTAACTCAACAACGGCTGGTGCCGCTGGTGGTTCTGGCATAGTCATCATCCGTATTCCAGAAGCCCGTACTGCAACCTTCTCAGGCGGTGTAACGCAGTCCTCCACGACTTCTGGCGGCTTTAAGATTTACACCGTAACCGCTACATCCACAACCTCAGAAACAGTAACTTTTAGTTAAGGAGATAACATTGAGTCACTTTGCAAAACTTGATGAGAACAACATTGTTGTTTTTGTCACCGTAGGCCGACAGGAAGATGACGGCAAGGAAGCGGAACTCACCGCCCGGACAGGGGATGTCTACAAGCAGACCTCCTACAATACCCGTGGCGGCGTTCACTACACAGATGGCGTTCCATCGGCAGACCAATCCAAGGCTTTGCGTAAAAACTACGCTGGACTTGGTTACACCTACGATGCAGGCCGGGATGCGTTTATTCCTCCTAAACCTTTTGCCTCTTGGGTGCTAAACGAAACAACTTGCCTATGGGATGCGCCTGTTGCCTACCCGACAGATGGCAAGCGTTACACATGGGATGAGGCCACGACATCTTGGGTTGAAGTCGAAGAGGTGTCTGCGTGAAACTTATCAAACTGACCAACGCTACCAAGGGCCGCATCGGTGAGGGCTTAATCCTAAACACCGACCTGATTGCATCGTTTTTCGAGCACAGCCAGGAGGACGGAACTAAAGTCACCGTGGCCTATGGCATGAACGGCAACTCTTGGGAAGTTAAAGAAACTATTGATGAGATTTACAATCAAATTAAGGAGTAAGTTTGAACGGAATGTGGCAACTGTGGCAACAAAGGTACTCTAAAGACCTCTGCCAGCAGATAGTAGACCAAGCAAAGAAGATTGAACCACAAAACGCAATCATAGGATTTAGTGGCTCTAACGTAGATACTAATGTCCGTAGAAGCAAAGTTAGGTGGATCACTAGGGATAACAAGGAACTAGGTTGGCTGTACGAAGAAATAACTAACCTGTTCCATATTGCTAATCATAATGCCTTTGGTGCTGATATCAGGTTCTTAAACGAGTTACAGTTTACAGAATACAACGCAGAAGACCAAGGATATTATAATTGGCATAACGATGTAAACTGGGATGATGGCAGGCAGGTACACAGGAAGTTAAGTTTTGTCTGCCAACTAACAGACCCAGAAGAGTACGAAGGTGGTGAGTTTGAGATGCAGCCGTTGTACCTAGGAGCACCAGACGCGCAACAGTTGAAGACACAAGGAACAGCCATTATCTTCCCGTCTTTGGTGATGCACAAAGTTAACCCTGTTACGAAAGGAACTAGGCACTCTCTAGTAGCCTGGATCGAAGGACCTAAGTGGAGATAGTATGGCAACCGAACACATGAGCGAGACAGCAAAGGCAGCAGGAGATGCCCTGTCTATATTTACTGTTCTAGCAACATTAGCACAGTGGCTACCTGCTATTGCAGCACTGTTTACTATTGTCTGGACCACTATCCGTATCTTTGAAACTAAGACTGTTAGAGGATGGTTAGGTAAGAAATGAGTAGAAAAGTATCAGCAGTTGCTACTAGGACTGACGCTACCAAGGTTACTATTCTGACAGTACCTACTAAGAATACTGGTTTTTGGCAGATGATGTATATCATTAGTCTTACTGGTACAGAGACTCCTAAAGTCTACTGGTATGACAAGTCTACCAATACTGAGTACTTTATTGTAGGCGGTAAGAACCTGGGAGCAGGTGATTTTATTCTTCTAGATGGTAACACAGAAGTAATCTTGCAGGAAGGCGATGAGATTCGTGTACAGAATACAGGCACAAGCACTGTAACTTATGTAGCTACAGTAGAGTTAGTTCCTGAGCAAACAGTTCAATTTCAAAACTAAGGAGTAATCATGCCAATGGTCGGAGAGAAGAAGTTCCCTTATACGCAGAAGGGCAAGAAAGAAGCTAAGAAGTATGCTATGCAGACTAACAAGAAAGTAAAGAAGAATCCTGCTAAGAAAATGAAAGGCTATTAACATGATGAAGCCTAAGACTAAAAAAGGTAAAGCAGAGAAGGTTGGTAAGGTTATGAGCGAGTACAAAGCAGGTACTCTACATAGCGGTAAAGGTGGCCCAGTAGTTAAGTCACGCAAGCAAGCAGTTGCTATTGCTATGTCTCAGGCTGGAATGACAAAGAAGAAAAAGAAATGAAACAAGGACTATACGCCAACATCTGGGCCAAGCGTAAGCGTATCAAAGAAGGTAGCGGTGAGAAGATGCGTCAGCCTGGAACCAAAGGTGCTCCGACTGCTAAAGCATTTAAACAGTCTGCAAAGACAGCAAAGAAGAAATAAATGGTTAAGAAGGTATATCAGAATCCAGAAGGCGGTTTAAACGCTAAAGGTAGGGCCTACTTTAAGGCTAAAGAAGGAGCTAACCTAAAGCCTCCAGTGTCTTCTAAAGAGGCTAAGAAGTCTCCTAAAGCAGCCGCTAGACGGAAATCATTCTGCGCTCGTTCTGCTGGTCAAATGAAAATGTTTCCAGAAGCAGCTAAAGATCCAAATAGCAGATTAAGAAAAGCTAGGCGCAAATGGGAGTGTAACTAGGAATAAAATATGGCTAACAAAACTTACTTACAACTTGTTAACGATGTCCTTGTTCGTCTGCGTGAGAATGAGGTCACGTCTGTTACTGATACATCCTACTCAAAGCTAATCGGTAAGTTTGTTAACGATGCCAAGAGGCAGGTAGAGGACGCATACAACTGGAATGCTCTGTCAGAGACTATTACTGTTGCTACCTCTGCAGACCTATTTAACTATGTACTGACTGGTGCTGGTATTCGTTTCCGTGTCTTTGATGTGATTAATGACACCAGCAATTGGTTCCTAAACAACGCCT